TAGTCGTCTTTGAGATTGGCATGATATATTTTTATATGGTCTACTATTTCCATAATCATATTTATGCATAAAAAAAGGGCTCCGAAGAGCCCTTTCAAAAGTGATTGCTTAAAGCAATTCTTTTTATTACATCAAGTTAGTTACTTTAACTTTTCTGTAGTACTGGTTGCGAGAAGCCGTGAAGGTGTCGCCGTCAGTTGTACCGTTAGCTTGAGTAACATATGGGTTAGCAATCATGCCGTAACGAGTCTTGAAGCCGATTTTTGGCTGGAAGGTGTTAGGATCAATTGCACGAACCATTTGCAGTGGAACATAAGGGCAGTAGAAAAGACCTGCGTCATATGCACTAGAACCCTTGTAGCCTGCAACATAAAACTGAGAAGCGGCACCAGTGTTTGCGGAGTACGGATCGATGTACACTTTGTAACGACCGTTGAGTGTACCAGCAAAAGTGTTGCCAGTGTCATCAACATTCAGATCAGTAGAAAGTGCAGGAGTGTAGTCAAGTACACCAGACATAGCAAGAGCAGAAGCAACATCAGCCGAACAGATGATGAAGTTACCTTTCCCGCGACGGGTGTCTTGTGCGATTACATTGGCATCTCTTTCAATGTTGAAGAGAAGACCTTTGAATCTTTCAACAGACCAGCGACCGTTAGAGTCAACATCAAGGTCGAAAGTACCAGGTGTAGCTGTAGAAGCGGCACCAGTCTTAGCAACTTTGTAGATAGTACGAATGACTTCACGGTTGATTTCAGCGAGAATTTCCTGAGAAAGAATGTTGCTCAGTTCGCCTTCTGCGTCAAGACCATGTACTGCTTTCAAGTCTTGAGCAAGTTCAACTGTGTACTCAGCTTTCAAAGCACGGGTCTTTGCAGTAACCGTAGTCTTTTCGATGCTGAATGCCATCTCGTTAAGAGTAGTGCTGTCACCGAAACCTTCAGCAGTAGCAGTAGCAACACCATTACCTGTTGTGTAAGCGCCATCAACAGGGTTAGAACCAGCGTGTGTACCTGCACCAGAGAAGTCAGTATCAGCTTCGTTAAACAGGGCTTCTGAGCCTGTCTGAGAAGAGTAATGCGACTTCATGGCAAAGATAAGACCAGTAGGTCCAGTCATGGGCTGAACACCAGCAACATCGTATGCCATCAGATTAGGAAGGGCACGACGGACCAGGCTAATCAGAATGGGATCATAGTTGTCGATGCTTGATCCAGTTGCGTTTGCGTGAGTTGCTTCTGAAAACAGAGCTTGCTTTTCTTCACGAAGAGCTTTCTCTTGGTTTTCCAAAACAACAGTAGTTACGGCTCTACGATGAGAGTCCTTAATAGCGGGCAGGTCATCGTGTTCGAGAACCGGGCTCCACTTGTTTTGAAGTTCTTCTGAAAGATACATCTAAGTTTCTCCTTACTTGGTTGTGTATATATTACTTGTTATTTATAAAAAATTACTTTTTAACTGCTTTGCTAATAGCTTGAGCGTAAATGTTTACTGGGCTAGACTCAGAAATAAATGCCTCGTCAACAGTATCCTGCATTTTGTCTTCTTCAGATGCTTTGACTTTAGGAAAATAGTTTTCCTTGATTACAGCAACTTTTTCAGAGAAAAGATCCTCATCATCGAAGTCAACATTCTCTACCAACTTGGCTAGTTTTTCTGCTTCAGTAACAGTCAGGTCTGTAGATGCTTCAGAAAGAACCTTGTTACGAAGAAGATCAGTCTTCTCGCTAACAATTTCCATCTTCTCAGCAATGCTTTCGTCTAGTTTGGACTTGAGTTCATCAATCTGTGTTTGCATTTCGCCGAGAACATCGTACTTCTCTTCAGGAACCTGAATGTAATGCTCTGCAAAAAGATTCTGTAGTCCACCAATGAAACTCTCAGTGATTTCGGTTCTAAGACCTTTTTCGATTGCGAGTTCATTTTCTTTCATCCAGTTTTCAGCCACATAAGAAAGGTAAGAATCAATCTTCTCTACCATTGCGTTCTGAAACTGCTCTTGCTCTTGTGCATATTCTTCTCTGAGTTCAGCTTCAACAGCTTCCATCTCAGATGCAACTCTAGCAACAACTACGGCTTCAAAAATATTAGCAGCCTTAGTCTTAAATTCTTCGCTAAGATGCTCTTCGTCAGCGAAAAGAGAAGTGATGTCGGCTTCAAAAAGAGTTTCGTCATCGCCTTCTTCAACTTCAACTTCTTCATCTTCAGCAATTACTTCTTGATCTTCTTCAACTTCTTCTTCGGCTTCTTCACGAACGCCTGCTGAAGATGATTGATTCACAACAGAAGCAGGATCTTCTTTGCTATCAAAGTTAGGTGCATCGCCTGCGCCTTGACCTTTGGGCAAAGTGTTGTCCTTAGATGCTTTTGCAGAGGCAGCTTTACCAACAGGTGAAGTCAATCCACCTTTGTCGTCTGCGCCTGAAAGGTCTTCTTGTTCTGGGTTGGGGTTTGAGCTACCTTGAGCGGGTGCCGTTTTGTCGCCAACATCTTTAGAGTTGGGCAGACCAGCTTTTTCCTCAAGGTCTTGAGTCTCTTCAACAAGAGCTTGAGTAGCGTCTACTTCACCCTTATTGCCGAGTAACTCCCTAATTTTGGATTCTACAGCCATTTAAAGTCTCCTTAAAGTTTTGTGTCATCTGAGTTTATTTATATTAATTTAAATTTTGGAAAGCCTTTCTAGGAATGAACTAAAGACTTGCATTTTTGCTTCCTCTAGTTCACGGCTAGATGCTTTACTGATAATTTGTTGTGCTTGTTCCATTTCTCTTGCTGTCCAGACACCATCTACCATCACCCACTCTCTGCTTTCCATGATGCCTTGTACATATGCATCAGGTGCAGAAGGGTCAGCCACGATGTCTGCCGCTGTGGCAAGCATGAAATCATCCTGTACTTCATTGATACCGTTCTTTTCTTTGATTGATCCAAGACCTCTAGAGCTAACACCTAATTGTGCGCCAGCCTCAATAAGATTTGAGGCAATTTTTCCCATAGGTGTTTCTAGAATCTTTGCTTTACCAACCCAATTGTCACCATCTTCTTTAAGGGACACGATCATATGGGATACGCGGTCAAGATTGAGAGAAGGTCCATCAGGGTGACCTAGTTCACCTAACGCTCTTTTCTTATCAATCTGCTCTGCGGTATATCTAGCAACTTCTTTCTGCATAACCTCTTTAGGATATACACGACCGTTTCTATTCTTCAGATTGGATTGCAAAAAGACACCCTCAATATAAAGAGTTTTCTTTCCGTCCTTCTCTTCTTGGATATACTGGAGCTCTTCGTTAAGTTCTTTAATTAGTTTCATTAGCCTAAATCTCCGTCAGCACCTTGGTGTTGTTGTGGACCATATCCAGAAATCTTATTGACAGAGACAATAACTGTACCTGCGCCATCCATATCAACTTCAATATCAGATCCGTTTTCTGTGTTTTCTGAGAATCCATAGAATTCTAATTTACCTGAAAGTCTCAAGGTGTATAAGACTTTAGAGTTTCTTGTAATCGTACCAGTAACACCATCATCCAGAGACCAGTAAATAGCCGAGATGTCCACTGTAGGACTGCTCTGTGTCTCTGTAGATTTTTTAAGTGTAGTTGCTAGTGCAATTGTCCCGGTTGCGGGCGTACTGCCATCTTCGCGGACGGCGACCACGCCTTGAACCTGCGTTAATTTTAATGTGTCTAGGGTGACCGCCATTTATTTTCTCTCCTCGTTACTTCTTTTTCTTATGATTGCCGTGTGAGCTTTCTTCAAGTACTTCAAGAGCATATGTTTCACACATTTCTATTCCATGTTCAAACATAACTTTATACCACCAAACTTTACCTTCAGCATCGGGTTCAGCATGTTCTCCCATAATTGGCTTACCTTCACCAAACTTAGGGTGAAGTACTTTCATGGCACACATATGAGTAAGTTTAGGATCTTCTGAGCTACCTTGTTTAGGGGGAGTAACATCTCCCTCAACACCAGTTTCTGCAGGATGATTTGCAGTAGGCTCTTCTTTAGCAGCCTTCTCAACGGGCACTGCCTCTTCAG